GGGAAATTAGTGTTTTTCCCTCTTAACAACTTGTGTATTGCCATCAATATACAAACATTTGTTGACGTCTCCACGTTCTGTAACATATAATTAAAAAGCTTTTGTGGATTCATGTTTTCCAGCGCACTCGCTTTAAACACATAACCAGACCCAGGAACTACAACTTCACCTAGCTCCGTATATTCAGCCCATTTTTGATTAATAAATTTTGTTACTTTTTGAAAAAATTCAAGGTGCGCATATTCTTTAAAAACGCCTCCATATAGTTGCTTAAACGTGAGCTCTTTGGCTTCTTTGTAGCTCGTGCCATATAAGTCCGCGAATGCTTGGTGGACATCCACATCACCAAAATCATAGGCAACCAAACGACTAGCGAGATGAGGATGGTATGCACTAATATCGAGCTCCACAAACCCATGACTCGATATAAGACTCCCCCTTGCGCCATTATCCTTGTTTAATGCGGCAAAATTAATGCCATTAAAAGAGTTACTTGGTCTACGTGTTGTTGTACCCAAATTGTAATTGGTGTAGACTCTACCATCCGCAATTGAGTAAAGCGGATTAGTGGGCTTAAAATGTTTATAAAACTGTTCTTCATCTATTTTGATTCCGTTTTTTTCGATTCCAAAGAATGCGATAGTGGTTTTGTTGTTGTAAAAGTCAAAGTACGAGGGTAAATCATTCGTGAAATGCGGTTTAACTTTATTATAAATATGTTCACACACTTCGTAATGCTTAGATACCGGAATTACTTTATTGATTTTATCGTAATCCGGATACTTGTTTTGGAAATATGTATGAGTTTGCGTTTGATCTTGTATATACGGAGGATTAAGTATGGATAGGTCGCGCAAGCCTTTAATTGGAAAATAATATAACGCGTTTTTCTTATCTCGCACCCACACCACAGGAATACTCGTCAATAAATCGTTTACTAGTGTCTTATTAACGCTTAAAGTCTCGCTATGGTCAATACATAACATATACCCCTTTGCGTCATTAGACGGCTTAAAATAAACTAACGATACGTCATTTAGAGCAGGGTGTATTTTATCGTGGTATGGAATTATCTCGATAAAAGCTTCCTGTGGGTTGCTCTGTCGAAGATATTCTATTTGCTCTTGTGTCTCTATTAACCAAAACATTTGTCGTAACCGTTTTATTATAGTATTTAATATAATTAAACTTTAGGTATTCTCCAAGCATAGGTAGTTTTTTTCTTTTGGATGTTAACTCTATTGTGTTAAAGTTAATTCTTGCTACATCTTCTATATTGCCTGTTAAGTACCATGTTAAATCAAACGGTTCATATAATTGCCATAATATTTGTGGATCTTTAGCTACTAACTTAGCAAATGTATCTTGGTCAATTTCAATATATTGTATTTCGTTTGTTTTTTTAGCAAATAATCTTCTAAATTCCCCATTCTGGTAATCTTGTGGTGTTGGTAATACTGGATTGTAATTGGGAGTTGCTGTAAATGTTTGGTATCTATTTTGGGTAATGTTGTTATAATCAACAGTAATAACACTATATGGAATATCCGTAGTATAGTTACTTGTTGTTACATTTTCTTGAGCACTATCAATTTGAGGATCAATTTGTAAAGTATTACCAAATGTATCAACTATTAATTCTACATTAGGTCTATCATCTTGGTTTCTACCAGTAAAATATTTACCTGTTGATATTTTAAAGTAATATCCACTATATGCTTCTTTAGTATCAGCATACACAAATTCACCACCATTGGTGTATAAATTAGGAGTTATTTGTGACTTAGGATAATACATTTTATGCTATTAAATCTTGAATATATTTGGTGTTATTAATAGAATAAACGGCAGATGTATATCCTGCTGTTACTGCATTTACTACTTTTTTGCCTCCGTTTTGTGTTGCTTGAACTTCTAATCCATCTGTTAAATATCCTTGGAATCCTTTTACTAATTGAAGACCAAATGAACTTTTACTTGGTGAAAGACCTTTAATTGTATCTTTACCTCCAGGATTAGGTAATTTTCCTATTACTAACACGGCAATTGCTGTATCTTCTTCATTTAAATATTCTGGATTGGTTACAATGTCCCATTTTTCATAACCATAATATTTTAATTTTTTGGCCATTGCTTCGTAGTTACCTTTAAATGTAATTTGAACTAAACCCTTACCAGCATATTTGTATCCTTCATTAGGTCCATTTCCGTATTTACCACCATATAAGAAATTAGCAAGTTTTTCTTGTGAACCACTACCTCCTTTTGATACAGGAATATATTGTAAAATTTGAGCATCTGTCATTCCTCTAAAATATGAAGGAAATACTCTTTTAGCACTATCTAAAGAATAATTAAAACTTTCTACAATTGCAGGATTAAAATTAGATTCTGCTTTTGCGGTTGCTAATATAGCTGTTAATCTTTCTTTATCAGTAATGCCTTTAGATTTAGCAAAGGCAATAATTTTTTCAATAATTCTTTGTTTATCAGCACCTGTTGGTGATGCTTGTGTTCCTCTACTTGCATTTTTAGATGCTTGTTCAGCAGGACCTTCAGCAATTGTAGAACCATAAGGATTTTTTGGAATAGCCATTGATTCTAAAGTAGTAGTCCATTTATTACTATCAATAGTATTATTAATACTTTTAATAATAAATTCTAATGAATTAGGATAATTTGAAGGTAAATAAGTAGTATCAATTGTATATTTTTGATAAACTTTCATTCCCGAAAGCCCATCCATTGTTATAGATAAATCAAAAGGTAAAAATCCACCATTAGGAGAGGCAGCATTTGGATTCTTTAAAGAACCATTAGCATCTTTTTCTGTTTGTGCTGCTAAAGTTTGTTTTACTTGATCATATTCGTAAAAAGTAACAGCAGCATTTGAAAATGCTGTGATTGCTTCTTGGTTCCATTTTGGATAGTTTGCACCATTAAATGAACCTAAATCTCTTAAAAATACATTAAATGCATTTATAGGTCCAGCATAATCTTTTAAAATAGAACCGGATGAAGGTATTGATTTAGTAGTTCCTGTATTTTTAAGAGATTTTTTAAATCTATCTCTTAAACCAGCATTCATTACTCCTAAAGCTGTTGAATCTTGTCCTAAAACATAATTATTAGCAGCTGCTCCTACAGTAACCAAAGTAGCTAAATTAGGAGGTACGGTTGTTGTAAAACTTAAATCTCTAACAAAACCACCTGTTGAAGAACCACTTTTATCAAAATAATATCCTTGAATATTAAAATTAGCTAATTCTGTTGATCCTGATAGATTTTTTATAAAGTTATCTTTATTAGGTAATATAACTTCATCTACAAATTTAATTTCATTATTTTCAGTATCTACTACAGGTGCTAATTTATTAAAATTACCAGTAGCAAAGTTCCATCCTTTACATAAACATTCTAATAAACTAAATAATGGAACTTTACCATCACTATTTTTTAAAGATTCCATTTGTGTAAGAATATATACTATATTAAAATAAGAATTCATTATATATCCATAACGATTTCCATCTACACTAGGAGCATAAAATGTATCAGCATCATTAGCAAATTGAATAAATCCACTTGGGGTATTGAATTTAACTTTAAATAAGCATATACCTGGATCTGTACTAATTTGTCTTCCTAACAAATATATAATATTTTCTCTTACTTTATTATTTATTTTTAATAAAGTTATTTGATTATTAATATCTTCATTACTACCCTCTATATCAGGAATTAGATTTTTTTCTATCCATTTTAAAAACCAACCTAATTTAACATAATATTGAGTAGCTCCTTTATCTTGATAAATTTGTTTAAAAAATGAAACACTATCTCCAGAATCTCTTCCACTATATTCTAAATTAGATTCTGTAATTACTGAAATTCCTTCTTTGCCACTAGCTAAGGGGGCTAATATTTGTTGTTTTTCATAAAACATTTTACCAATTTCATGAACATTAGCAAAATCTTTAATTACGGATTCTGGGGTTGGAGCTGGGGGTGTTGAGCCTGAAACAGGAGTTGTAGTTGAAGTATCTAAACTACCACCTGGTAGAAGAGCATTAGTTTTAAGTGATTCAATTACATCACCCATACTAATTATTTTTAAAGTAATTTCGTATGTTAAATCTTTAGTAAAATTCCAAGAAAAGTTAACTACTTTACCTATAAGAGCATCATAATTACCACAAGATTTTTCTCTTTTATCTTGAATTTTATTATAAATTGTATCATAACCTAATTTACCTAATAAAAATTCATCTGATAGACTATGTGGATTATCTTTTATGTAAACTCCATCATTGTCAAAATAAGAACTATTACCCCATTCTAATAACATTGAAAATCCTAAACGCATATATAACAAATCAATAACATCAAATTGTTGTCTATTATTTGCTTGAATTTTTACTTCTGCTGTTTTAATTGACCCACGAGTTTCAGTTTTAATAGTAGCTGATTTGATACCAGGCATAGGGCGTAAACCATAATCTGTTCCACCCATTCCATAAGCATAATAATTATAAGGTTGATTTACATTTTCACCATCAATAGTTGATTTACCATCCCATATACCACCTCTTGAATAATTATTACTAATAATTTCTCCATTACTACCAGTAACTGGTTTTTGAGTTGTGGTACCATTAAATAAAACATTTTCTTTAGCTAAATTAGAACCACCTACACCGAATCCACCTCTTATATTACTATCTATTAGATCAACAGATGATACTAATCTTACCCAACCTGTTCTAGCTTCTAAATAAGATAGTTGTTCATTAGTTCTATTTGCAGAACCATATACATTTTGACGTACATCAATTTGTTTTATTATTTCTTTTGGAAAACCTTCTCCTACTATATTTGACATAAATTAGGTATTTATTGCTGTGAAATTTCTTACTACATTTACATAATTTGCTGGGATTCGTATTTGAATTCCTTGAGGAATTACTAATGTATTTTGAGGTAAACTTGTTAATGTGCCTGCACCTGCATTGCCTGTATTAGCAATAGATATAACCCACCATAAAGAACTATCTTTATAATATTGTTGTGCTAACACATCAAATCTATCACCTTGAGTTGTATAAACGTAAATATCATTTTCGGATAATTGTACCTCAGGGTATCTTGATGTTTGATAAACAAGATTTCCATCAATTTTTATTTTTGGTATGTTTTGATATCTATTCATTATTATTGAGCAGCTACTGGAGCATTTGAAGTATTAGAAAATTCATAATTACTATCTGCATTATTGGGTCCATTGGATAAAGCTATAAATCTTTCAGGTCCATAAGTTTCTGCAAAACCTTCACCATCAGTTCCAAAGGAATTACCTTGAAGTCTTGGAATAAAGTTTTGAATTGGTGTAAAATTAAATCCTGTAACTCTAATAATTTGAGTTAATTCTTTTACAGTTCCATCTTCTGACCCTGGTGTTATTCCAATTCCTATTTCCCATGGACTATCTTCACTCATTTCATATGTTAATCCCGTTATAAAGCCAGGTTGTTCATATAAATAACCACCAATTGTTAATTGAACTAAATTACCTCTCATATAACCATTTGGACTGTAGTCTGGGGCTAATGTAGATGCAAGATAATTTAATTTTTTATACATTGGAATAAGTTCCTGTTTTGATTGAGCAGCAACGGTCCATGATAATGAAATTTGTCGAGTAAACCCACCATAAGTGTAGAAATTTTCACCTCTACCAAGATATTGAAAACTATTCCATTGAGCATTATATGAATCTGATATAGGTCCTAAAAATGCTCTAAAATGCATAAATGTTTTAAAATTAGGAGCATCATTATCAATAACAGCAATTCTAAATTTTACAAAATCATTTATTACATCATCTGTAGATACATTTTGACTTCTATATATAGGTAATGAATTTATTTTATCTAAACCAAGAGAATAAGAACCTATTTGAGGAATATCTCTATTACCATATGATACACCTTTAGAATAATCAGCATAGCTTTTATTTTGTCTTTGTCCTGGGTCTCCTATATTTACACGTTTTTCAAAATTTCCTGCATCTTGGTCTGAATAATTTAGTGAATAAGCTGTTGCTCCACTATCAGTAGCATTTTTGCCTTCTGTAGTACTAATACCTAGTTTTTCTCTTAATATTTTTCTAAAATCTTGAATTTTAGGAGAAGAAATACTACCTTGTGGTCCTGAACTTTGAGCTTCTGGTATTAAAGGAAGTAAGGGTGCTTGATAATAAGGTGCAAATAAATCTTTAGAATTAAAAACCCAGTTACCTGTAGATTTACCAACAGTAAAATTATTATTTTTAGTTGGATTTGTTAAAAAAGTTCGAGATAACTTAGAATATTTTATAGCTGTGTTTCCTACTCCTAATAAAGAACCAGGACCACCTGTATAGGTCATCACATTAGTACCATTATTAAGTATTACTCCTGTACCAAAAGGACGAGGAGTGCCTTCTAGGGGTGAAGTTGAAGTTACTTCATATAAATTAAATAATCTATTTTCAGATGGTGGTTTAAATTTATTTACTTTAAAATCATATAAAGCATCGTTATTAGCATCTACTCCTGTTTCAGCAAATGGATTAAGACCTTGTTTATTTAAATGATAACCACCAGCTATTACACCTGCTTGTGCTAATGTGTTTAATGGAGAATATATACCTTCGTTTAATGTACGACCACTAGTTTGAGTACGAACTGCTGTACGTGATAATAATTGTTGTTTAGCAATAAAAAGTAATCCGTTTGGAGACTTTGTATCAATAAACATTTTACCTAAACGTTTAATATCTGTGAGAGAATCTCTTACAGCATTTATTCCGCCTCGTAAAATAAAATCTTCATTAGCTCCTAAATCATTAAAGCTATCAGGTATTGGTGTTTGAATATAGGGTTGGCCACTATACCCTCCACCAAGGGTATCTTTCCCATATCTTAGGGACTTAAGATCAGTCTTTAAGTCAATTAACCCCATTATTTAGGTGGATTATCCAAATATTTACTTGGTGTTTTTCCGTCTAAATCAAGTTGTGAGGTAGCTAATGATTTTTGATAATTAGAAACACCATCATATTGTAAAGGTGTTTTGCCATCTAAGTCTAATTGTGAGGCAGCTAAATCTTTTTGATAGTTTGAAGCACCATCATATTTTACTGGTGTTTTACCATCTAAATCAGTTAGTACTGAACCTGCTTTTGTTAATTTATCTAATAGTCCCATTGTTGTGTTATTTTTTATTATAAATATTAAATTATTGAACTCTATATGTTCCTACATTCATTGCTGTACCTACTTTAGTAGCATCTAAATATACATTTCCTCCTGCTTTTACAGCAGCTACAAGTTCTCTAAGTAATGCTGTTACTTCTTCACTTCCACCACCCAAATTAGTACCACCCATTATAACATCACCTTTATTGGCTTTTATAATTTGTTTTGAACCTGGGCGAATAATAAAATCATCGGCTTCTTCAGCATCTGCAAAGAAATTTTTATATGCTCCATATCCTGCTCCTAAAGCACCACCAATTGCTGCTCCTGGAACTGCTCCTATTCCTCCAAAAAATGCACCAATTGTACCTCCTATTCCTGCTCCTGTTAAAGCTGAACTTCCTATATCTGTAGCTTTTCCAACATTTCTTGCTTTTGCTGCTGCTTCAAGTTGACCGGATTGTTCAAGTTCTTGGGCTTTTTCCATTTGGTTTTCAGTAGCATAATCTAATGCTGCACCACCAAGTAAAGAACCTACTCCACCAGCTAAACCCTTAGCTATTTTTAAACCAGTACCCCCCATTTTTAAAGCTCTCATATAAGCTTTAGGGTTTTTAAATAATGTTTTTGCTTGTTTAGCTAAAGAAGCTGGTTTTGCTCCTTTTCCTAATGAACCTGATGAACCTGATAAATCTGTATCACCTAAGCCACCTCCCCCACCGGCTACAATTACATGTAATGGTTTTAAGGCTGAACCATCCGGTTTCATTATGTTTTTTGCAAACATTGCTACTTTAAAAGCAACAAAACCAGCAAGTATTTTATCTAAATTAGGGATAACATATTTAGCTAATCCATCTGCAAGACCTGTTACAATTTTAGCAAATTTATCCATATTTTCAGGAGAGAAAAGAGATTTTGCTAATGGTGCAAAGGCATTTGCTATACTTTCTTTAGCTTGTTCATAAGTTTTATTAAGTTCTTGAGCAGCTTTTTGTTGTTTAAGAGTATCATCTATACCTTTAGTTTTAAAAGCAGCAATTGCTTCTTCTCTACTAACACCTTTTTCCATTTCATATGCAATTGCTTTTTCAATAGATGCTTGATCTTTTCCTAATTTGTTTTGCAATTCCATAGATTCTTGCATTTGAAGTAATTCTTCTCTACTAAGACCTAAAGTTTTTGCAAATTGATCTTGTGCAATTACATTACCTTTGATTTTATCTTTGTTTTCAGTTATTAAACGCTGCATTTCTTTAGTCTGTGTTGTAACATCCCCTGTTAATGCTGCATATCTTAATTGTTCAAGATTTAAATCTGTATTTAATAATAATTCTGATTGAATTTCATCAGCTATACTTTCTTCAAAATTTAAAGTATTTTCTGCTGCTTTTTGTATTTGGTCTAAAGAAGCTCCCATTTTAGCTGCTTCAATAGCTGCTTTTGTTAGTTCAGTAGTTGAACCTTTTAAATTTACTCTTATAGAAGCACTAGATGAGGTAATGTTTTTTAAAACTTTATTTTCATTTACTGCGGCTTTATTTCTAACATTATATAAACCTGTTTGAACAGCTACATCTTTTGTTATATTTTCAAATTCAGTCCCATTTAATTGAGATATTCTATATAATTTAGAAGCTTCTTCACCTGAAAGACCTAAGTATGAAGTTAAATCAACATATGTTTTTAAATTCTTTTCGGATACACTAGCAAAAGTCCCAGTTTCATTATTTAAATCCGTGAAAGCTTTTTGTATTTCTTTTGAATTATAATACAAACCACCACTACTTGAAGCTATATCTCTAAAACTTTGTACTAAATTATTAGCTTGTGAACCTATAGCTATAAAATTTCTTCCAGCATCAGCAACATCGTCTTTAAATGAAAAAGCTATTGTTTTTAAATAAGTAAAAGATTTGCTTATTAAATTTACATAAATTAAAGGATCATTAAATGCTTGAAGTAATCCTTTACCTAATGATTTTGTAGCAGCACCTAATACTTTAAATTTACCTACAATTCCTAAAGTATTTGTTTCTGATACACCTAATGCTTTTGCTTGTTCTACAGCTGATTGTCTAGCATCTTCAAATACATCATCTAAACCACTTAATCCTAATTTAGATGCTAATTTAGATGCTGCTGAAAGACCAGCACCTGATAGTCCTATACTTTTATTTATATTTTGAGAATAAGAAAGTTGTTTTTTTAATTCTTTTTCATATTCTTTATTTTGTTCAATAATTTTATCGTATTCTTTTTTTAATTTACTAGCATTTTTAACGCCATTAACTTCAGCAATTTCAATTGCTGTTTTTATTGCTGCTAATTTTGAATTTCTTTCTTGAATTTGACGAGTTATATCTCGTTGTTTTAATAATCCATTTGATGCTTTTTCGTTTGATGATGCTAAATCTTTACTAATTTTACTTAAATTGTTAAGACCAGATTGAGCATCCTTAACCATATTTTTAGCTACATCTTCTCCTCTACTCAATGCTTCTTCAAAATAATCACCTATTTTAGATGATATATTACGAAAAGCATCTTCAACTACTCTTGCAGTATCTTGTGCTTCTTTTTTAATTCTTTTTTCGTTATCTAAAGCCATTAGTTAGGTATATGTTATAAATATTAAAGGCATCATTTCTTTGATGCCTTTGTTTTATAAGAAGGAATTGATGGAGATGGAGCAATTCCCGTATTTTTAGCCATTTTAAGATTTCTTATAGAAGTTTGTACTGAATCTTCTTGTGATTTTTGATTCTGAGATTCAAAGTAGTTTCTAATTTTACTAAATGTATATTTTCTTAACCATAAAGGCATATCGTATATAGTATTCCAATCATATCCTCCATTACCATGAAATACTATTTCATGGATTTGATTAAAAACTTTTTCTCTATATTCAGATGCCTCACTAGGCGTCAGGGAAAAAAAAATTTAATCCAATTGGAATGTTTATTTTTTCAGTTTCTTCATTTGATATTTCTATTTCAAATGTTAAATCAACATCTGGTTGGATTTTACCAATATATTCTCTTAATGATCTAGAATCTTTAGCTAAAAGATAATTATCTACAAATTCACGAATTGTTTTTTTCTCATAATCACCATCAATAGATAAAATAACTTGTTTTAAACGAGTTGTTAATTCAGGAACACTATCTTTGTTAATTTTTTTAAGACCTTTTAATTCATCTTCAATTTTATTTTCATCACCTTCTGTTAAAAGTTTAAATGTAATAGGTGTATTAGAATGAGGTAAAGTAAATGCAAATTCATTTTTACCTTTAATAAAAATAGAATCATCTAAAACTTTATTATTTAATTTAGATAAATCAACTACTTTCACTTCGCCTAAGTAATTAAAATCATAATCTTTACCATAACCTAAAATACGAGATGCTACTAACAATGCATTTTTATCACCAATTAAAAGTGTATTATAATCAAATTTAGTAACAATTAATGATTGTAGTAATTTATCAATTACTACACCTTTTACGATATAATTTTGATTAGTTAAGATATCTTCTTCTCTTGCAGTCATGTATTTCATTTCAACTTGACCAGATGATAAAGGATGTCCTTCGGGATAAACTAAACCTTTTGAAGGTAAATCTACCATTTCGGTAGGAAATTTAAATTTTTGTTCTTCCATAATTTTTATTTTTTATAACTTTATTGTCATATATAAATATATGAGAAAAAAAGAAACTCGCAAAAAATGCGAGCTCTTTTAATAATAATTGTAATTTTATTAGAAATTCAACACACAATAATCTGGTTGAACTGTCATTGTGATGTTTACAGCTGTGTTTTCAGTATCCCAGTTGTAATCTCCAAAGTTTGATTCGGTAATTAACGCGCCTTTGATAATCCATTCTGAAACGATATCACCTACTGGTCCTAATACGTCAAATGTTAAGTCTTTTTTATAAAAATCACTATAACCATCACGACCTGTTACTGATTCGTGGTGTAAACGTACCCATTCCATTACTGCCTGCGCACCTGAAGGTGTGATAGGATCGAATAATGTAAATTGAATAGTACCCCAAGTAGTTTTACCTTTCACAAAACGTTGTACGTTAATATGATTTAAAGGAACTGTTCCTTGAGTTAACGTCACTGCACCTACACCTTTGATCTCATACGCAGGAATACCATCAATATACATGATAAAGCGGTTCGCCTGTTTTGGTTCAAATGCTGTGAAAAATATTTCGTTTGGATCTAATACTGCCATTTTATTTATTTATTTGTTTTGTTATAAATATCTACGTTTTAAAAAATTACGCCGGGAAAACTGCTCCAGTTGGTAAAATGTTGAAATCCAAGTAAATGAATTCAGCAGTCTTAGTAGGTTGAATATAAATTTGACCTACCATCTGGTTTCTGTCGATTACGTCAGCGGTGTTGTTTGAGTCATCCATGATTACTTTAAAAGCATACAAACCTTGTCTTTGTTGTACTGATTCTAAGTATGGATTAACTTGACTTAAGAATTGGTTTCTTGTAGCAATACTGTTTTGTTCAAACACTAAGTTTTGAGCTACTTGAGAAATGTATCCTTTAAGTTGGATTAATAATCTACGAACGTTTACACGATCTAAAGCAGATGCTTTAGTTTGTAATGTTTTCTGTCCGTATACTACAACTCCTGTTCCAGGGAATGTTGCAATTGGATTAACTTTGTTTTGATATAAAGTATCGCGGTTTGTTTGAGATAATTTTTTCTCAGCTCTAACTACTGTACCTAATCCACCTCTGTTAATACCTGCTGGTGCAAACCAAGGTTCTGATACACTATCGTTATAAGCGTAAACACCTGCTACCAATGTAGAAGCCGGTACCCAAATTAATTGAGCAGAATCTGGATCAATTGTTTGAACCCAAGGCCAATATGTTGCTGCGTATGAAGTATTTTTAGCGTTTGCTTGAGTAACTACATCATTAATGCTTGAACTAAATGGTACTAAATCTACTACATAAATAGCATCTCCTCTATTCATTGTATTATTAATTGCTGTGGTTACTTGTGATGAACCTAAATTTAAGGTTGGTGCAAATAAACCAGGAGTTAATAATACATTGTATTGATAATCATCAGCATTAGCCATTAAGTTAAGCATGTTAGTGTAATCACTACCTGTTAAACCTTGTGTATTTGTTGAAGCAACATCAATATTACTATTATAATCAGCAACAATTCCAGTATTTAAAGTACCTGTAGCTCCTATAAATGAACCACTTGCGTTTGATGGGATTGATGATGTGTATTGAGATTTTGCTTGTCCATTGTTATCAAAATAGAATGGAGTTGGTGTTAAAACACTAGATACATAAACATATCTTGAATTTGTTGGATAATCACCAATTACTTCAATTTGATTATCATCAACATTGTATTGTTTATATTGGTTACCAATTAATCTAGCTACATAATTTGGTGCTGTTGGATCCATTGATAAGTTAGTCCAAGATTCTAATACAATAGGATTAGTTGAATTATCATCTCCTTGACGGATTAATAAAGTAAATGTACCTGAACTTGTATCACGATTTTGGATTTGCCATCTGATATTATCAGCTGAACCTGAAGCTAATGAACCACTTACATCTAATGAACTAGAACTATTCATAATAGCACCTTCCGAAATTGTTTTTAAAATTAAAGCTTCTGTATTTGTAGCTCCACTAAATAAAGTAGTAGTACTTCCAGATACAAAAGTATAAGCATTTAAAGTATCTGCTGAGAAAGTAGTTCCAATTTGTGAAGATGTTGTATTAAAGAATAAACCAGTAGATCCAGAAGCACTAGCAACAATGTATTGTAATGAAGAACTATATGGAGCTACAGAAGAACTAGCATTAAATGCTGCTACAATAGCTGTAACTGTATTTGCTGGTGTTGAACCTGAGGCTACAAATATTATTGTTGCTGTATTAGCAGGTGTTGTACTTCCAGTAACAGCAATTGTGATTCCATTAATTAAAAACGATCCCGTAGGAGTAATAAAAGGAGCTAAACTAGCACTACTAACAGTAACGGAGGCTGTTGTTGCTAAATTTGCATTAACAATAGGAGTTGAATCTGCAGAATCAAAAGTTCCACTTACTACTCTTGTTACTAATAATGTTTGACCACCATTGTTAAAATAGTTAAAAGCCGCTACTGAGGTAAAATAAGTATAAACTTGGCTAGCACTTAAAAAAGTTGTACCAAATTTGTTTTGATAATCGCTATATGAGCGAACAACTGTTGGAACTTCAACAGGACCTTTTACTGTTGGACCAACGATAGCTGCTCCAACGGTGATTGGTAGCGCGGAAACGAAAGAATTGTCATTTTCTAACGCTAATACACCCGGAGATATTAATGTTTCTGCCATTTTTTAGATTGATTAATGTTTTGTTATAAATATGTAAGAAACCTTCAAAATGCTATCGAGAAATCACTTCCCCTGTAGACAAATTGATGTTTCCGTCACCATACTTTTGTTGTAACAAACCACCTAAATCTAATTCAGCTGCTTTTAATTTTGATAACTCATCAATTAATTGTTCTTTTTGTAATTCTAAATCTTGAATGTTTATTTCAAGAATTCCGAATTGTTCAACTAATTGTCCTCTTTTATTATCTAACTCTTGTAATTTTGATAACTCTTCTGGTGTTAAAACTTTATTTTCCATGTTAATAAATATATAGAAGTTTATTAATAGATTCAATCACTTGAGAAGGCTCAATAACTTTTGTGCACTCAAATTGACGTGGTGTATCTTTATGGTCAGGACACCATTCCCAATCACCGGGATTTAACCATTGGCGATTAAAGCATCCTCTACATGTTTTAGGATCTTTAGGAAATAAACGTTCACAATCTTGAAATTCAGTATATGGATAACTAAATCCTGAAATTAATATTGTAGGTGTATTTAATCCCCAACTTAACCAACTTAATCCACTGCCTAATCCAATAAATAAATCAGCATCTCTAATATCAACCATTCTATCTTCTAAGGAAATATTAAATCCTGTTTTATCAATAACACCTGTTAATGTACCTCCTAATTTTGAATCATGCCACTCATCATTTAATGGTTCTGCTGTTAACATAACAACTTTATAACCTTTTTCATTTAAATAATCAATAATGGTTTGCCATCCACCTGGATGATTCCAATACTTAGCATGTGCTGAAGCATGAGGGGCTATAACAACGTATTTACCTTCAATATCAGTTTTATGTTCAGGGGTAATTAATTTTGGTTTTACCTCTCTATATTTCATTCCTAATATTTCAGTAGCGGTTTGTTGTAATGGATATTTTTTAAAGTCAATCGGTGTTCTATCATAAACAACCTTTTTATTATCATAAAACCATCCAATAGTAAACATACCATATAAACCATGTACTTCTTCTCCAGGTTTAACAAATTTTAATTCAGGATAATTTCCTTCAAACCATTCATTATGGAACGTAGAACATACTACTTCACATTTATTTTCTTTCCTAAATTCATCAATTATAGGAAACCAAGCTAATGTATCTCCTAATGCTCCTGAATCTAAATGGATGTAAATTCTTTTACCTTCAGGTTCAAAATTATGTTCTAAAATTTTAAATCCACTTTCTTTATCATATATCTCAATACGCCATTTAACTAAATACTTAATATTAGTACGAGTCCACATATTATTACTAATAGTGTTTTCAAATAAAACTCGGTTAGTTTTAGTGTTAATAAATTTTACTTGGTATGTTTTTTGTAGTGGTCCTAAAACTTCTACAAAAGCACCATCCATAAAATTTATGTTAAAAATATTTTCGGGTTTTTTGTGAGGTAATCCTAATATTTTAGTGTTACCATACTCGTTAATTAAAACTTCTTTCATATATTATTGTATAATTCTATTAATTCTTTTGAGCGATTTAACCATGATAATTCTTGAGCAGTATTTAATGAACGTTGTCTATATTCATCATACTCATTTATAATAGTGTCTAAACCGCGTAACATTTCATTTAAATTTCTTGGTGCTCTCCATAACCCATGAAATGTTGTTTCCATTTCTATCCATCCTAAAATAGGTAAACCACAAGCTGCTGCCTCCAGTAATGTAAGATTAGGATGTCCAGCTTCCAAGTCTGATGGGTGAAGAAATATAGTGTGTGATGTGTAAAGTTGTCTTAATTGTTCGTTTGAAGGTTCCCAAATAATAGTTAATTTAGGATATCCTTTAACCCATGGATTATCATTAAGCCAATTTTCATTATTTTTAGGACCTGCAAGTGTGATTGGTAAATTACGAGACATTGCTACTTGTACACCTAATCCAAATCCTTTTCTATCATATGAACCATAACCTCCTAATCCATTATTTGCTAACATTAACAAACTATGGTTTATAGGATATGTTTCGTTTGGATAAAATTTAGTTATGTCGGCTCCATGTGAAAAATAACATACTTTATCTGTATCAAAATAATCAACTAAATAACGAGCAGGTACTAATGAAAAAATAGATTTTTCCATTGCCTCTAAATTTTCCTTATACACAGATGAATCTTTACCATAATGAAAGGCGTGGTGGTCGTGATGTTGGAAGATATAAGGTACATCTCTATCAGCAAGAAATAAAGCTAAATTAGCTACATGAACCATTACTATATCATATTCACCTGGATAGATCTCAGCAGCATATTTAATATCTACTTCATGTCCTAATTCTCTAAGATTACAAGTAAGTTCCCATACGATTTTTTCTAC